CTTTGAATTAAGATCCGCGACACTTGAAACCATATTGGAATTGTAGTACACCGTACTATCAAGTTCCACGTACAGATACTTAAGATCAATGAATTCTGGTTTAATTCCGGCTACAGAATAACCTTTCAACTTCTGCAGTAGTTGTCTTTTATCAAAATCAGAGATAAATTGACCGTTTTTGGGTTTGATAGAGATGAAAACTTTTCCAAACTGAGGTGGTGATGCATCCTCTCCACCATATGCAGTTACACTGTCTGCATTTGAGTAAATTGTTGGGATGATAGCTTCATAATCACCAGCAGTAACTGCACGATATTGGGAAGCATATACTCTTGGTGCCAGATTTTTAACCGTACTGATGGTTTCAATCTCAGAACCATTTCTAGAACTTTGGTTCGTTACAATATCAGAAATTCCAGTAGTAACTAACGCACCATCATTATCTACGATCTTACCTGCAAATGCAAAGTTAGCTACACCATTACCATTAGGTCCATCACAAACGACGTAGGAGGCGGTTACAACGTTGCCCGAGGAGAGTTTCTTACCAATTACCCCATCACCAAAGAGAAGTTCATATTTTTCATCTTGAACCTCTTGAATGAGGAAAACTTCAGAGGTTGTCTTAATTCCAACGATATTATCAACCAAAGAATACACTCTCTGTGTACTAGAACTTGGGGTATCCTTTACTTTTACAACTAATGTTGATGTATCGACGTATGGATTTGGAATGATAAATCTTTGATTTGCCTGAGAACTGTCAACGACAAATTCTTTTGTTAAAAATGTACCTTGTTTGATATCAATTGTAAAAAATGCGATGCCATCAACGACTGGTGAGGTAACGTCTTCTGGAATTGCAAATGTATAGTTTGTATTTGTAAAATTACCCAGTGCAATAAGACCGGCTTTCAATGTTAAGGAAGATTTTGTCGTTCCAGAACCCAAATCTACTGAAAATGAGATATTTGCAGTTGAAGCCCGTCTTGATGAGGGTACATATCCAATATTTCTAGCTAATGCAACGACATTTTCTCTCAAAGTTGCACTATCAATGAACGCCTCATTGGCGACCATGTTAGCATTATAGTTTGTAACGTAAGAATTATACGCTAATGTGTCGATTAAGATGGATAAATTAGATCCCTCAAAGTCAAAATCCGTGAAATTTGAGTTTGACCTCAAATATTCACGTAGAGAGGATTTAATTTGTTCAAAATCGAGATTTGTATATTGCGTAAAAGCCATTATCCTCTAGTTGGTTGGAGAATGAACGTTAATTCTTGTGTCGGCGCAGGTAAACCAATGATATCGTAAGTAATTTCTACGGTTATTTCATTGGTATCTGGTGGATGTGTTGCCACAACCGACCTTAAATTCACTCTTGGTTCGAAATTATTGATAGAAGTCTCAATTTCAGTCTCTAATCTAATCAAAATATCACGATCAGCTGGTTCAAAGAGACTATTTCGTACTTCAGAACCAATTAAAGAGTTAAATGGTCGTTCATTATTAATGGTTTCTACAAGATTTCTTACAGATCTCTTGATTGCACTCTCATTTGTAATCGCAACCACGTCATTAGTTACAGGATGCCTCCTGAAAGACAATGAAATGTCCTTAAAATAACGTGACTGTCGAACAGTGGGCATCTACCGATACAAATTTTCTGCTATATTTATACTACTCATGCCAACGTTCAACAAAATCATCAAACCCACCAGCACCTCCACAGGGTCTGGAATAACGATCTTCAGGAACTTGATACTTTTTGTTATGAGCCCTCTTCAAAAGTGCATCGGATGAACGATGAGTAATCAATCTCATCCCTTCTTTAATGAAATCTTTACCCAAATCTACTGGATTTTTAGCCATTTTTGTATTTCTGAGGATCAGTCAGAACTTTTTTAGGGGTTGCTATCCCTTTCTTTACTATCTAGGTCAGTAATTTCATACATGAAATGGTCTGAAGTCTCAATTTTTCTCTTATTTTCGACTGAATAGACTGTCAGATCGATCTCATAACCTGGATTTTTGTTAATTCTGTTGAAAGTCCATGCATTATCATACCAAACAATGCGATTATTTGGATACGCATAGAAATTTCCAGTCTCAACCTTGAATAAATGAGCACATTTGTGTTCTGGTGTCTCTGAAAAATTGAGATCCATCACACCTTTGTTCTCCCAAGACCAGTCTAAAGTGAACATATATTCACCAAGAACCTTTTTTCCATCTGGTCGAATGAGTTGTGCCTGTAATCCTGCAAGTCGATTACGTCTTTGAACATCGATGTAGGGAGAAAAACAGTCCCAATACATGATGTCTTCAAGAGGTTCTATTTCTGCATCAGGTTTCCAGCAAAAAGCGTGAAGAGGACGACGAGTCCAATTCACGCCATTTTCTAAGAATGCCTCAAAAAGAGGCACTCTTTTCTCAATACTAGCAACGCAATGAACGTCACATTTGGTTACCTGACCATGACCCTTCTTATGATTGTATAGAAACTCATTACGAATGTAACAAGACCAATCTGGAAGACTATGATTCAGATACGCCATTAAAGATCACCTTCGACATCCGTTTGAATGACAAGATCACTTGTTGGCCTAGCCACACAGAGGAGTGCGTAACCTTCTGCCATTTGATCATCATCAAGGAAGGTTTGATCCTCATTATCCACAGTTCCTTCAAGAACCTTACCGGCGCAAGAAGAACATGCACCAGCACGGCAACTATATGGAAGATCAACTCCTTGTTCCTCTGCTGCATCAAGAATGTAAGTATCTTCATCGCAGGTGATGGTTGTAGTCCCCTCAGGGGTACGAAGTTCAACAGTGTAACTCATTTGCCTTGTCCACGGTAACGTTTGCGGGCTGCATTACGGGATGATGCAGCGTATTTGGTGTGTTGCCCACATCCCTGGCGAGATTTCTTGGGCTTACTTTCAATAAGTTTTTTTCCAGTCAGTGACGCTTTAAGTTTAGCCATTATCAGGAATTCGTTCTAGTGTAATGGTGGACGGGTCAGGTGAACCCGTATCAAAGTATTGTATCGAGAGGTCCTGTATCATGTCAAGGGCTTCATCCTCACTACCCGAGAAGACTACGCGCCCTTCAACACAAACTCTATAAACCTCAGATGATTCTGGTCTTTTCATGGCCAACACGAATGCGAGGATCGCACCAGATCTCCATGCCTTCTTTCTTTGCGTCGAGACAGAAACTGACATCCTCACCACACATGTCCTGAACCTCACCAGATTCGAAGACTTGCATCTGAGGTGCAAACCAGGGATATTCGAGGTTTTCAAAAACACCCTTCTTAATCAGAACCCAACCAAAACCTGTGTAATCCACAGTGAATGGTTTGCGACGCTTACTCATCGTCTCAACGGTTTCATGGTTCATCACGCCTCTGTTGGCCTTGAAACTCTCTTCGTCGAGCCAGTGAGCTACGGAAGTCGTGTGACCATCTTCAGTTGCATACCAACCACATGCAATTTCTTTCTCCATCGCTAACTGATAGAGACGCCAGAAACTCTCAGAATTGAAAACAATGTCATTATCAATCCACAACTGATAGTCATACTCCAGTTTTCCATCCCAAGGTACTTGATGTTTTCCACGCAGTACGTTTGCACCAAGAACCTTACAACGTGCAAAGTTCACCATTGATGAATAGTCTTGACTGATCTGGATGGCTGCACCAGCCTGAACAAGATCAAAACACAGTTGTACAAAGTTCTTCAGAAACGTGTAGGAACAACCGCGACCTGGGAGACAGAATACAATCTTTTTGCCTCTGATATCTTCTCTACATGCTTCGATATCAAAATCATCCACAGGCGCAGTTGGAGTTGCAGCCTGTACTCTAAATCCTTTTGCCATGAAAATTTCTCAGTGGTTTAATGTAATCATACACCTTATATAGGCTCTGTGTCAATAAGAGCCTTCGGTGTTTTTTGACAGTTCTAACGGTTGAATCTCATCTTCTCCAATGTTTACTTTCTTGGAGATAATGAGTTCTTCCAGTTGGTCCACTGTCAGATTGTGCGCTTTGACCTTGTTATCTTTTTCGTAGACGTGAAAAATTAAGTCGCTCATCGTTTCTTTGCGGCTTACGGAGTTATCTAGGTTTCATGAAATATGTGTTCTTCATCCACCTTTGATTTTCTTTGTGAGTAGTCCATTGAAGATTACTCACAGAATTATTTGTTTTGTTTCTATCAAGATGATCAATTTCTTTTAAATTTTGCGGATTTTCTATCAGGGTTTCCGCTACTAGACGGTGTGAATAATACTTGATTTGTCTGAGTGTTTTTCCACTCTCATCCTTCAAAGAAATATTCACCGCCAAATAACGGTTATTTGGATCTGATCCTCCGCGTGGGTGTTGAACCATTTTGCGTGGTTCTCCGCGTCTTGGAGGATTTCTATACCATTCCGTATAAATCTCCCCGTCCTCAGTTACATAATAACCTTCAAATTTTGTCTCGTGCAGTTTCATAATTGACCCTGTGGCATCTTTGTGGCCCACAAAAATTTTTTTGAGGGCCACAGAATGACTTTGCGTTTTATATTGAGCTCGCGTTGGTAAAGGTTTATAGATTAAAGGGACCCAGCGTTTTTATATACGGTAAGAGTTAGGGGTAAGGGGGGACATAAACCCCCCGAACTGGCTTAAGCCCCCTTGCCTCAACCGCTGGTCTTGAAGTAGGCTGCACGGTTGCCCTCAACGTTGAGGTCACGGGAAGAGGTGGCGTGGCCCTGGTAGGCCTGGCCGCGGCGGTTGGTGTTGGTGCGGGGGCCCTTGGTCATGGAGAAGATGAGCTCGCTCTTCTTGGCCTTACGGGGAGGCAGAACCTCAATCTTCACGGTCTTGCCTGCGGCGTTGAGGTCGGCGGCGATCTGGAGCAGGTTGTCGGTGGAGGAGGTCATGTCCTTGGGTTGGTTGATGTGGCTATTGTAGGGACGAACGGGGAGGAGGGCAAGGCCCTCAGGCGATGTCCAGGAAGGCATCGGGATGAACCCAGAGGACCTCGCAGACCTCATCATCGCCGGTGTCCAGGTAGCCCTGCCACTCCTCATAGAGTGCCATGGCGTTGTGGTCATCCCCTGCCTCTGTAGCAGCCTCAATGAGGGACACTGCCCACTCCATGTTTCCATCCATCAGGTCGGCGCGTTGAGTGTCGGTCATGTCGTTTGGTGGTTGACTTGGCTAGTATAGGGCCTCAGGCGCCCTCAGGCAAGGCGCATCCCTGAACGGAAGGGAACGGTGAAGTGCTCAGTGCCGTTCCACAGGCGGCAGAACCAGCTCCAGTCCTTCTGAAAGATACCCTCACCAGGGAGACCGTGCTCATCCAGCAGTGCATTGAGGCGGGACTTGGTGGTGTTGGACTGCCACCCTCCGTCATGGAGTTTGATGCCGTTATCGAAGACCTCAGCGATCAGGTTACCATGGAGGAAGACAAAGGCGACGCCATCGCGGTGGGTCACCATGGTGTTCTTCAGAGACCAGTCCCGACCCTCTTTGATCGCGGCGTTCATCAGGCGTTCGATCTTGCGCATGTCTTGCGTGTGGTTGATGTCCTTAGTATAGACGGTGATCAGTTGAACCAGGCGGCGAGATCAGCCAGTTCACCAGCCGTCTCCTCCAGGTTGTCCAGGGTCAGGCGGGACAGCAGGCTGTCGATGTCCTCCTGAGGCACGTAGAAGAGGTCGCCGTTGATCTCTGCTGCCATGGCAGAGGCAAGTCCAAGGCACCGTTCCTGAAGGGTCATGGTGAAGTTGAGTTCCTTGAGTTGTTCGCTGTTCATGTGGCTAGTATAGGGCCCCTCAGCGGGGATCTGCAGTCAGAGTGGCCAGTTGGTTGGCCGTCACACGGTCCAGAACAGATGCGGCCTGCACAAGTTGACCCACGGTGCCCTTGAAGGTCATCAGGACCAGGAGGCCCAGGCAGATCTTGGCGAGAGGGAGCTTGCTCATCGGTCGTTTGTGGTTGATGTGGCTAGTCTAGATGCTGACGATGGTGTGGCTCTGGAGGCAGTGACGGTTCACCCACTGGCCCAGGCTGGTGTTGCCAGAGTACCAGAGCATGCCCAGGATGGCCCGACGGCTCACGTTGGTGTGGCGGTACTCCTTGAGAGGGCCATTGAACCAACGGACACGGGCGGTGCCAGTGATCGGGTTCAGGCGGAGGGTCCAGACGTGAGTGCTGTCGTTGCAGTTGATCGGGAAGCGCATTGCGTCTCTGTTGATGTGGCCAGTGTAAGGGTTCAGGGGGAAGGGGGCAACCCCTTAGAAATCCTCATCCTCCCCCAGAATGAACCCCTCAACCCATCCTGCCGTGTAGCCGTCGTCTTTGGTGAACAGGCGGATCTTAAGCAGTTTGGCGATGGCGAAGGGCAACCCGATGACAAGGGCACCAGGGATGAGAATGGCAAGGAGTTCGGTCATCGGTCCTCTGTTGATGTGGCTATTATAAGGCCCCCCTAGGGGTCAGGCGGCAAGGTCCATCAGGAACTCTTCCATCTCTTTGGCGTCGATGGCGGGATCGTTCCATGCCACACCGTCACCAGTGGCGCCCAGGTGGCGACCGATCATGCCGTCCATCATGCAACGCTGGAACTTCTGCCAGGGGGTCTCATTGTCCCCACAGTACTCAACACATGCCAGGGCGGTGTTGTAGAGGAATTGGTCGTTGCCAATCCAGAGGGCGGCGTTCCAGGTCTCGTAGGTTGCGTAGCCGTTCATTGAGGTCGTTTGGTTGATGTGGCTATTATAAGGCCCCCTAGGGGTCAGTGGCGGTCGCTGATGTGCCAGTTGTTGGATTGGACCATCTGGACCTTACCCTCACGGATCGCCTGACGACGCTTCTCCTCAGCGATCACCTTGGCGGTGTAGTCTTCCATGACAAAGGCGATCAGTTCGTCGTGGGTCATCTTGGTGGTTTTGTTCATGAGGCTAGTATGGGTCAGATCGGTGGGGAAATCAAGGGCTGGTGGACAGCCCGAGGACTGTCACACCCCGTTCAGGAAGTCTGCCATCGCTTCCTGGTACTCTTCATAGGTTGCGAACCGATCCGCGAAGCGAGCGGGAACCTGACGGGTTGCAGGTTGGACAGGAGGGAGATCCCGACCCTTGGACAGGATGTAGGTCTCGTAGGGGTTCGAAGTGGTTTTGTTCATGTAGCTAGTATAGGGCTGGTGGGGTCTCCTGGCGACCCCTAGTGGACAGCGGTGGATTGTCACAGGCCCTTCTCTTCAAGAATAGGTGCAACCACTTCTTTCATAAAATCAAAGTACTCTTTGACGGTGAAAGGTGCATTAATCATAGAGAGGAGATCTTCTACACCATAGATCTCACAGTTCTCTTTACGATAGTTCTCAGAGATCTCCTGAGGAATGTTCTTCAGAACAGGGACAAAGTACACTCCACGATCTGCACTCAACGCTTCAGCTACCTGACCAACTTTCTCATTGGATGCACGAACTTTTTCAGTATCAAAGTTCAGATTGCACTTGGATTCCATGTATACCTTCACACCATCATTGTTGGTGAAGAAGTGATCAACCTGACGGGTACGGTTTCCAACCTTGACCTTGTTAGTTTCTTCGATCAGGTTACATTCCAGATCAGAGAACACTTGATTCCAGAACTTCTCAATACGATCACCGAATGCGATCAGAATGGACTGTTGAGAGTTCTTATCACCCATACCCAAAGCTTGGAGAATGAAACTCTCAGTGTTCTTGGGTTCAATTGTGAGGACCAGGGGCAGGAGGGTTTCTTCGAGGTAGGACATCGGTCGTTCCGTTGATGTAGCTACTATGAACCATGGAGGGGCCCCTGGTCAAGGGGCCAGGCCCAGTTTCAGAACTGGGCTAGGAGTTTCTTAGTCTCTTGATCGAAGTCCTCTTGTGGACTATCATCGAACACGGCGAACAGATCTTCTTCACGAATGTCGAAGATTTCACCTTGCATGTCTTGAATTTCATCCCACATAATTTAAACCTCAGTTGTTGAACAGTTTGGTGATTTTGGATTGAGCAGACCTAGACTGTTCTGCTTCTTCAGAACCATAGTCCTGATAGTCACTCAATGCAGAGAAGATTGCATCCCACTCATCCTCGGTGAAGTAGTCACGAATTGCGGTGTTGTTTTCCATGAACGTAGTATTGCACCGATCAGGACCCTTTGGCGGATCTGGTGGACAGTCCGTCAACTGGTCCCGGCCAGGACGATACGGTAATCAATGGACTTAATACACCAACCAGTGGCAGCTGTGATCTCTTCGATTAGATCATCTTCATCATCAGCTTCCCAGATCATACCAATCGTTTCGTCGGTAATGTTAGAGAATTGATGATCTGGAAACTCATCATCGGTCTCAAAATCAAACTCAATGTCAGTAACTTGAAATTGCATTGTTTCAGTTCAGGACGAAAGTTTTCTCAGTGATCACATCCATGTCCTCAGACATCTTCACATAGTTCCACTCATTCTCATCCTCACCTTCTTGATACAAATGGACGAAACCTTGAGTGTCAGTACGAACCCAACATGCATCGAAGTTCTCATCATCGAACTCATAACCAGATGCAATCAAACCTTGAACGAAAGTCATGGGATTTGTTTGAACTGAAGTAACAATAACCCATCTGGTGACCAATGGGGAGATTAGTGGACAGTTCAAGAATTGGCTGTGGCTCTATGCGTCTATGCGCATAAATGAATTAATATAAATAACTTTGTTATTTGTTCCGCATGGTGTCAATATCTACCTGGTGAGTTTCTTATATTGAACCTTCCTACGGGGTCAAAGGTCAATCACAAACTCCCAATACAGTAGGTAACACTTAGGATATACAAGTAGCAGACAATTGAAATCTAAGGGTTGCCAGAGAGTTTAAACTCACCCTTCAAGACTGGTTTTTTTAGTATCTACTCATAATCCTGAATTCTCATCTATTACTCTACGAAGCTTGTTTAATACACTACGAACAAAGTCTTTAATAGTACTCATAGCTGGCTAGATGGTTCTCTTCAACCCTGACAGAGTTGATTATAATAACTTAGAGATGTGATGTCAAGCCCTTGCCACATAGACACACGATGTATATAATATTACACATATACTGCGTATGGGTAGGTGTGGTGGACCTATGTAAATGCCTGCGCAGTATATAACCCACACATTATATGGTGCGGGTAGGGGTGAGTGGGGTGAAGCGCAGTATATACACATATTCTTGCGCAGTACATATGCTGCGCCAGACCTAGCCACAATCCCCTGCGGCACGCGGTAGATATCCTGCGCGACGCGGTATATCCCCTGCGCGGTATATAAGGTGCGCAGTCCCCCGCCCGCGTACCCCTAGGCTACTGCGCAGGCCCCCGCGCAGTCAATATGCCGCGGCCAGTTCTCGAAGTGGCCATAAAGACCGCGAAGTACTGCGGAGTATGTTATAATATAAGGTTCTGTGTGATTTTGTGTGGGTCTCGGTGGGTTTTTGTGGGGGCTCTTGACTTTTATGCGCGTTTACGGTACAATGCGCGCTAAGATGACTATAAGGCCCAGGCTTTATAAAGACTTTAGAGGGGACTTAGAGGGGACTTAGAGGGGACTTAAACAGACATAAGGCCCAGGCTTTATAAGACTTTCTCAACAACAAACCATTATTGATTATCAATAAGACATACCTTATTGAGAATACTATAATTATCTTAGCTTAATTTAAAAAAGGCTTTTTCCTTAATTAACCTTACATTTACCACCACATGAAACAACCTCTTTTGAACATCTATGAGAACATACTTACATCAAAAGAAGACATAGAATTAAAGAACAATATCCTAGAAGGTTTTGGTTGGCGATTTGGTTTTAAGTCTGATGTAGAAGGTGATAAAGACAACATACCATTTTGGAAGTTACCTTTAGATCATCATCCTTTCTTTACTAATCATATGTTCAATATGATTGAGCAAAGAACTGAAATGAAGTTTGAATTACTAGAGGTCTATTGTAATGGTCAAACATATGGTCAAGATGGCCATCCTCATATAGATAACGTATGGGGAGAGACACATACCTTTCTCTACTATGCAAATAAAGACTGGAACTTAACATGGGGTGGGCAGACGGTCTTTCTAGTAGATAAGAAGCGTCTTGGCATTGATCCATACCCTAACAGGGCCATATTATTCAGTACTGACTTAATGCACTATGGAGAGGCTTATAATCAATTCTGTAGAGATTTAAGAATGACTGTTTGTTATAAATTGAGGGAATTATGAACCATCAGACTATTGGATTATTCGCATCACCTATTACCCGTGTTGACTTAGAAGTGAATGGCGTGGCTAACTTCTTTGATACTGTTGTTAGGGATAATAGTGGTAAGACGAATAAAGATGGTGGTTATGGTGACACTGGTTTAGTACATTACCATAACAATGAGAATGTCTTTGTTGTTTATGATGAATTGGCTGAATTAGGTGATCGTATTATTGATGCGGCTAATTTTGTTTATCAGGATGTGATGAACTATGATGGTCGATTGACGATTACAAATGCATGGTTTAATGAATGTTCAGTCGGCAGTAGTCAGTTCATGCACACTCATTGTAATTCAGTTTTGAGTGGCACCTTATACTTAAGAACTGATGAGAATACTAACATTCAATTTCAGTCGCCACTTGGCATGAGTGAGATTGCGAATACCTTATCAGACTATCCGAATGTGAATAAAGAGAACAAATATGGATATAACTTTCACTTTCAACATTGTACCTTTAATGTAGGAAATGGTGTCTGTTTGTTCTGGCCCAGTTACATGAAACATGGATACCAGAACAATCAAACACCAAACAGATTGTCATTAAGTTTTAATATGATGCCAGAGAGTTTTAATTGTATGTACAATCCTTATTTCTCATCAGGGAAGTCTTTGACATAATACTCTTCTTCTGGGCTATCAATACAAGGTCTTGAGTGAACATATTTCAGTTGAGAATAAAACTGTGGATAACAGATAACCAATACTCTTTCATTACGATGATACGTTCCTACGGGTTGGTCTTCTGGATGTTTGGGCCATACCTTAGTCTCAATCGTGATGTATTCCTTATCTCTGAAATACACCCAGCCTTCTACTCCTTTGGTCCATTGGACATAATCATTGACCTGTGGCGAATACGTCATTTGTTCTTCTCACAATACAGAAAATACTTGTACTCTGCAACTTGATGTGGTGCATATCTTACCACATCACATCCTTTGTATTGATCAACCACTTCAAATGATGAGGTTAATGGTTTACCACCAGAGGCAAAATAAGCAAGCACAAGCATAATCACAATGAAGACTGCAGAGGTGGCAGCAAACACACCAACGCCACGGAGCAACTCTTTAAGTGCATACTTATCTTCAGGTGTCATTGTTCTTCTTCACTGGTTCCATTGGTAGTCGGCCACGTAGATTGTATGGGTCGGCATCTTCAGGTACATTATAATACTTGAGATCCATAATACTATGAACCAAGTCAAGTAAAGATGCATCCTTACCTTTATATGATGCCGCACAGAATACATCTTCCCACCAGTCGGCAATCACATCATACAGTTTCTGTTCTTCGTCAGTCATAAGTCGTAAAGAGAAATACTTTAAGTGTTTGCCCGTCATCCTGAAGTGATACTTGAACATTAGAACATTCATAACGAACAAGTTCTCTTTCAGATCCATTGATTACTTCAACACGGGTCACCTCTGGATAGTTCTTTAAGAAGTCTCCATTAGGCATTTGGATGTCTTCAGTCATCGTAGCATCTCCTTCATTTTTTGTAAACAGTGGTTGAAACCATCAACAAGTAGTTCGGTATCTACATTTTGAGAACCAGCAGCAGATTGTGGTTCAGGAAGCCATTCAGCAACTGCCTCTACAATCTCTTCACAAGCATCTTTAGAAAAACACCATCTATCTTTCAGGATATTGTAGAGTTTTTGTGCTTGGTATTTTTTCACCAACCTATTCACAACCTCATCCATAGGTTTTGGATTATCTTTCTCATCCCACTCTACTTCATCATAATGTTCAGGTTCATCAGGACAATATGGTTCAACATAATTTCCCTTTCGCACATCATTAAACCAAAGTCCTTCAAGTAGACGATGAGTTTCACCATCAGTAATCTGTTTTAGAAAAGTTACACCATCATCATTATCTTTTCTCTTATACCAAAGAATAGCAGTTGGATATTCCAGACGATAATAAACCTTATCATTATAAGAGACAACCTCATACTTTCCAGCATTTTCAAGGGTCATTCTTGGTTGAGATTTGTGTGTCTCAATCTCTTTGAGGAGTTCAAGTTTCTTTTGAAGCACTTTGATTTCTGCTTCTGTTTTTTCAATTTCAGTCATAGGTAATAAGGTTGCTGTGGGTCTTCTTTCCAAACTTCCTTGTAGATAATCCAAGGCTCTTCTGTGTGTGTCATTTGAGCACTCCAGTGTCGTCCATTCTGATCAATCGCATCAAGATAATGAATGCGTGTCTTTGGATCAATCACTCGTGTGATCTGTGTGAATTTTAGTCGTTCAGTCATCGTTCTTTACCCATAAACAATCAAAACAAATCCTCATCATAAACCTCACAAAACGATTAGGCACTCGTCCTTTTGATGGAATATACATTATACCAGTTCCACCAGGACGATTGCCAAATAAGTAGCACCTCCAGTTAGATTGTTTTGGAACTTTTATTGATGCTCCACTCCAATTTTCAAGAATAGGAGTAGCATCCATCACACCATCTTTCTTTGCTTGTCTAAAAGCCTCACGAAGACCTTGATCTACTTGCTCTGGTGTTTGTGGTTTTGGTTGAAAGTCAGTCATTTCACAAAATCTCCAATCACAGGAACAGGACCACAAATCTCATTCACAAAACTTTTTGTATTATTTTTGAGTGCTTGACGACACTCCAAGTTCTTATTGTATGTTTGTTGGAATGTTATTCGTTGTTGTTGGGCATCATAGGTGATAACGCCAAAACCAACGATTATAAAAGGAATACCCAACACCATAAACCAATCAAATCCATCAAGTTTCATAGGTTTTCAATCTCCTCACACAATTCTAACATATCAGCACACATAATCACACCAGGGCTTTGTTGGAGTTGGTTGAAATTCAGTCATCGGTCTTGGAACATCTCCCAGTATTATAACCCGAAAGGAACGATGCGTGAAGCCACTTGTACATGAGATCCTTTAATGTGTTCTCGTCTTGTACTTTACAATCTCCAAAGAACCACTCCGAACGGAGAGAATAAGGACTTCCATAGTCATCATTAAACCATTCCTGAAATGCGACTTCGGCGGTGTCTTCCCATTCCCAATCGTTCGCAGGATGTTTATCCATTGTTATTCACTCTCTCAAGATAATCTTTTCCCTGTTGATACAAACCTTCAATCAAATCATTAATGTCATCAGTAGTAATCACATCAAACTCATGATTAAGGTTTTCACATCGTAAGGCATCCAACATACACTCCAAAGTCATGGCTTGTTGAAACTCTGGTGTGATAGGTGTCCCGTGAGCAAGTCCAGAGCATTCAGTATTGTAGAAGTGATTATAACGCTCAAGAACACGCTCGGAACGCCTAACCCGTTCCAATTGTTCTTTACTCAACAAAAGGTCTTCCTCTGGGAGCATATCAAAGGCATCAGGAATATGCCCGTATTCTTCAGTCATCTTCTACATCCAACTCACTTTTTACTCTGTCCATGACTTCATCCATAGAATAAGTCTCTACTTTACCAAGTTCGATGTCTTCTACCATTTGCATCAGGTGTTCCAGAAACTCTTTTGGATAAACATCATCTTCATTTAGACATGCCCAGAACCATTCTACACACTCATCATATGGATCATCTTCTTCAAGTAATCCATAATCTTCATAGTTTGATCCCATGAGATCAGCCCACATACGAAAGTTCATTCGTATACTCTGCCACCCAGTCATCCAACAATGACCGATCCAGTATTCAAACCAGTTCAGTTTCGTCTTGAATTGCTTCATCGATTGCACCCCAATTCCATGTACGTTCTATGATACCAACATCAAGACCAAATTTATATGCCCAGAACATAATACTCAATGTACTGCCATTACCTGATTTGATTTGAAGATAGGGCCAACTGGCATAATCATTCCAACTGATTGAACCTTGAAACAATGCCCAACGTTTTGTATGCAGGACTTGAATGTACCAATCGTGCCCGTAATCGTATCTATGCTTAAGTGTAATAAGGTTCATTTTCCCAACTCATCAAGTTTCTCACCAACAAAGTTAGTAAGGTCAATCTTATTTACATTAATACCTTGATCATCACAATCCATAATAAACTCCATGAAGGCACCAAGAATGAGACACGCTTTGGTCTTCAATGTAGTTTCATCGGTGTGAGGAACAACAATGTAGTTGATAATGTGTTCGTAGAGTTGGTCGTAAGTCATGGCGTTTCCTTGCTCCAATAGTACATCAGTCTATCACCATCGGCGGAAATGTTCAAGTGATAGATGTCATCACCTTCGGTATAAACACCAATCCACAGAGTTCTTTCATTCATACTTTCCAAGTGAAACATTGCAATGTCTTGCATCACAATCTCATCGGGGTTTTCAGTGAAGCGGCTCATGCTACCCCATCAGCACTATCTACCCATTCACCTTTGATCTTGGCTCGATCATACATGTCCGCCATCACCTCTAGTTGTTCATCAGTATACTGGATGAAGCGTTGGAAACGACCCAAGTCCTTGGGTTCACTTACAACATTCTCTTTGTAATGTTTATTCAGTTTTGCCCATTCTTCATCACGTTTCTTCCATTCCTCAAACTTCTTGTCAAGGTCTTCATCCATTGTGATCTCATACTCTTTACAGACCTTACGCTGATCTTCTTCATTAGTGTAATCATTGAAGACCAATGACATAGCACCAGAACGAATAGAACAGGGAGACATACCCACACACAGCAGGAACTTCTCAAAGAGTTTGAAATACTGAGTAGAGTTAAGATCTGATGCAGGAGCAGTAATCAGGTAATGTTCTTCAGGGATGTAGTCATCAACAACAGTAGAACCAAACCCACTACCATATGTGGGAGTGAAAGTTGCATCAAACTTGAATTGAACGGTTGCGTCGTAGGCCATTGAGATTTACTTTGGATAAGATTTCAAGATTAGCAGAAATCCAGGACGGACACTGATAGTGTTCTACGCACTGGTGGCCGCATGGAGGTGTATGCTGTGGTTGGCCATGATACCTCATCTCCTGGTGTTTTGGCGTTGATTGGTGCATGAATTTTACCCGTTTTCACACAAATAAAACCCCAGACAGTCCATACCCTCTCTGTAGTGTAGGTATAAACGTCTGGGTGATTTAACTTGATGATGTGGAACTTTGCATTAAACGGTTCCACCGTATATGTGTGATTGGTCGGTGGCAAGTGAAAGTTGTCGGGTAAGTTCAACTTTGGTTTCGATGAGCCTTTGTTTGAGGTAATTTTCATAATCTAGACCAGTGACAGCATCCAATGCATTGTTGACTTGTGTGAGTGCATGACGTAGGTTAGCAACCTTATCCTGTTTGTAGAACTTCAACACCTCATTGTACAGATCTGCACGGGCCATGTCAATAACGGTTTGGGATTTGTTCTGCATCAAGTTTGGCACGTTTGTCATAGTATTCGGCTTCTGCAAGATTGTACTTACGTTGGAAATACTTTTCATCCTCTTGTTGAAGTTGCAATGGGCGATGACCACTCACAACTTTCATGAGAGTTTGAGCACTCTCCTTCTGTTTTCCATGATAGTCAATCAGGTCTTGAATTGCAGCACGGAGGTCCTCAAAGAAGACATCAACCTCACCGTCTTGCATATACTCATCTACACTAGCTTGTAGACGGTCTGCACGTTGTTTCTTAAACTCTTTCTGCCAATACGCATCGGTATCAGTTTGAAGCACTGGACGACCCTCCTTGGTTTCAGTTTCTTTCAGTTTCATGCGGCCACCTCATACAGAGAGACATACTTACGGTCATTCACATCATAACACGTCCAAGTACCATTGACAAACGTATATGCATACTCACCAGTCACATCATCAGTCAGTTTGTGGTATGCATCCTCATTCATCGACAGTTCAGGATCAACGTTACGATCACCTTTGAGAGCATAATACTCAGGTTCACCACTATCAGTCATGCAGGTGGACATGTCACCACCATCGATGAGATAACGAACGTCTTCAGCCATGGTGTAATTCTCAACCAGATACTTACCAAGACATGAAGGACTTCCGTCCCAATGATGGTAAGAACTTACGATAGAACCATCTTTGAGTTGATAACCAATGCGTGAACGGGTTGCCATTGTAGGAAATGCGGAGTTTTTAATGTGGGAAATGTGGAAAATTAAACCTTTGACATTGCAATCAAACGGTTTTGAATATCATATACCTCCATGTCATCCATGTCAACATCTGCGAGATCAACAGGTGCAAGTTCTTGAATGTTGAAAGAACCATCTGCATAAAGAGGGGCATAGTACAACTCACCCTCCTCACAAACAGAATAGATGCAACCGTGATTTGTGGAATGAAGGAAGATCATGTTGGGGATTTCAGTGTTGGTCAAGGTGGTTTCAGTCATCAGTAGTGGGCCTCACTCCAGTCAAGGTTGTCACTGTACTTTGCGATACCATCATAACACTTCTTAGCCATTCCCTCATCAGCGTGAGACAGGAACTCGAAACAGAACTTAATCCGTTGTTCGGGTTGTGCAAGGACACGCTCCAGTTCTGCTTTCTGTTTTGCGACACGATCGTTGTGAGCAAACATCTCACGGTCAGCGAAGGACATGGTGTAGTAGGGATGCATCAGGTGTTCCTCTCAACATGGCCAATATACCCGATCTGGCGGGGTCTGGCGCGTCCTGTGGCCAGTTCTAGGACTGGGCCGACATGTGTTCCCCCATCAACTTACCATATATTTTGGCATAGAACATTTGGATCGATTTGTCATCAGTTCCCTTGATTTCCCTCTTCACAAGTTCCATCAAGGCATCAAGTTCTTCTACTTTCCAGTCAGCATCGACGTTGTGTTCAGTTACTTTCATCCAATCACCCGATAACAAACAGTTGCATTACCTTTACTTGTGGACTGTATGTGTGCAAATGCAGAGTAACTTAAATCAAGATCTGCATGAGAATATGGTCCACGATCATTGATGCGAACGATTACTTGTTTCCCGTTATCTTGGTTTGTAACTCTAATCTTACTTCCCATAGGAAGGTAAGGGTGAGCAGCAGTCCAACGGTAAGCATCAAAACGTTCTCCGTTTGCAGTACGTTGTCCATGAAATCCATCACCCATTCCGTAGAATGTGGCGATACCACACATTAAACCAGCCAGCATTAAAACAACTCCAGTTGGGCAAATTGAAGATGATCATCACACGAATCGGAATCGTGTAGATCTATCATATCAGTGTCAACATGTTTGAAGAGTTTGTCAAAGAGAAAGTCAACAAACTCTTTGTTTTCTTGGGCAATCATTCAATCTTACAATCAGGGTGCCAAGTTTTAAGTTGGGAACAATAGTGTTCCTTCGCGTTCATTCTATCATATCCTTCGAACATCTTTTGATCACGTTTGATCACCATGCCATTCCACATTAGAATGGCAATAACAAAAAAGAACCAGTGATAGGTTTTCATCAACACATCACGGGAGAATAGGATTTGTGGTCTTGGAACTTCTCAGTGTGGAAGTCAGTCACATCATAACCAAATGCAACGCGACAACGAACTTCATCTTTGAAGGTAGCATTGGTGATGGTACGATAAGAGATCATCGGTTGACCACACTCACTGGTGGGAGCAAAAGTGGTCTTCTGGATGAAGCGTTTGATAACAACTTTCATACCCTTCTCCTCACAGGCTTCTGCGATCATGGCTTCAGGGTAGAAATCAACAGTGATGGTTCCTTCAGGGTGGGTCAGTTGCATCAGGTGTTCCTCTCAACATGGCCAATATACCCGATCTGAGGGCCCTTGGCACCTCTGGTGGACAACCCGTCAACTGGTCACCCGTGTTATCTCTGAACGCAAGTAGGGGATCATGAGTATTTTACGGGTCGATGCAATTAGAGACAATGGCTCTGGTTTTAATGATGTAGTTA